GTGAATTCCAATTGGACTGCAAATACAACAATAAAAGAATATAACTAATTATGACTAAATTTGATGATTCAATGTCAAAGATTTTTGATGTTACACCTAGTATTACCACAGAAAAACCTGTGATTATACGAGATCAACCAAACAACCTAAATCTAGAACAAGATCTCGCTGATGCGTATCAACAATCACGAGACAATCTCCAGGATGTTATCGACCAAGGCAAAGATGCTATGGATGATATACTACGAATTGCTAAAGAATCCGAGCAACCACGAGCATTTGAGGTGTTTGGTACTCTATTGAAGAACGTAGTCGAAGCAAACAAAGAACTTATTGCCATGCAGAAACAAATGCGTGATATGGATAATAAGAAAGAATCTAATACTAAGATAGACAAAGCAATATTCGTTGGCAGTACATCTGAATTATCTAAATTATTGAAGGGTGTATAATGGCAGTTTCTACAGCATATCGTGATAATGGGAATCTTAAAAAAGTCGGTGTATCGGTAGATTATACACAGGAACAAGTCGAAGAATATGTTCGGTGCTCTAAGGATCCAGTGTACTTCTCGCAATACATGAAAATCATCACCCTAGATCATGGGCTAGTGCCATTTGACATGTACCCGTTCCAGAAAGACATGATAAAAACTTTTCATGACAATAGATTTATAATTTCTAAAATAGGAAGACAACAGGGCAAAACGACAGTATCTGTCGCATATCTCTTGTGGTGTGTGTTGTTCCAGGACTCATATTCGGTTGCGATACTAGCAAATAAAGGACAAACCGCTAGAGATATTCTAGCGCGACTACAACTAGCATATGAAAACCTCCCGTTGTGGTTACAACAAGGCATTATTACATGGAATAAAAGTTTCATTGAATTGGAAAATGGTTCTAAGATAGTTGCGTCATCGACATCATCTTCAGCAGCACGTTCTGGTTCATACAATTGTGTTTCTGGAGAATCTGTGGTACAATATATAGATGATCATGATAACAAACACGAGAATACCATTGAGTCTATGTATAACAATCAGGAGAACATCAGTAATATTGAATCTGATAGTGATATGATTAATAACAAATATAAAAAGTGGTATTTCGATATAATAGATTGTGCCAAACTCAGGAAGTGTGATCCGTTGTTAACATATGAATATCACCACATAATACCAAAACCCATATCCGGAGATAATACGCATGGTAATATGGTGTATTTGACACTTAAAGAACACTTCATATGTCATAAGTTATTGATTAGAATATATCAAGGTAAATATAAAGCCAAGATGGTGTATGCACTTTATATGATGTCTAATGCCAGAAAAGGTATCAAGATGTCATCAAAAGAGTATTCAAATCTTAGATTGTTATATTCACAAGCACAAAAGGAACGAGAAATTTCACCGGAAGAACGTGAAAGAAATTCACAAAAGATGATTAAATATTGGACAGAAAATAAGGAAGAAATCAAAAATCATTGGGAAATTTCTGGTAGAAATAAGAGAGTAAGTGACAGTCTAGCAGGGACCAAAAAATCTAGTGAACACATGGATAAAATAAATAAAAATCCAGAAAAGATTAGAAAGACCGCAGAAAAACATACCGGAATGAAACGTACCGATGTTACCAAGAGAAACCAATCTATAGCCAAACACCAAACTATATCTGAAAAGGGTACTGAATGGTTGGGCAAGGGACAAAGATATGTTACTAATACTAAGAGCAATGAATTAATTAGAGTTCCTGTAGATTATGAGTTAAAAGATAATGAAGTGTTCGGCAATAGCTCTGCCGGTAAATCTATAAAAGGTAATAAATGGTATCACAATCCAAACACAACTGAAATAAAATGTTTTCCTGAAAATTGTCAGTCGGAGGGGTTTCTTATTGGTAGGGGAAAGAGGTGAGGGTTCTTTCGGAGGGTAACGTATATAGAAACTTTGATTTCATAGCAAGATCGGAGTCCAATAAAATAATCGATTTGTTTTTTGATGATGGTTCTTATCTAACTGTAACGGAAGACCACAAAATACTATGCAACGGTGAGTGGACAGCATCATCAGAAATACATGTTGGTGATATAGTATATTCACCAACATGTACAAAAGAGGTTATTTACAAAACCAAATCAGACAAAAAAATATATGTATATGACGTAGTTAACGTAGAGACCACAAATAATTTCTTTGCAAATCAAACGCTTATAAAAAATTGTGTGTTTCTTGATGAGTTCGCATTCGTACCATCTAGTATTGCTAACGAGTTTATGCAATCAGTTTACCCGGTTATTACTGCGGGTACCAAGACCAAGATAATAATAGTATCAACACCAAATGGCATGAATCTGTTCTATAAAATCTGGACAGATGCGATAAATAAACGGAACAGTTACACACCATACGAAGTTCACTGGTCGCAAGTTCCTGGAAGAGATGATGCGTGGGAAGAGGAAACCAGAAAGAATATCGGCGACCATAACTTCGAGCAAGAATTTAATACGACATTCCTTGGTAGTACCAATACCCTTATTTCTGGCACAAAGCTACAGCAACTGACATTTTCAGACCCAATTACACAGCATGACGGTACAAAGATTTATGAGTATCCAATAAAGGGCGATGATAATGATATAAAGGACCACCTGTATTGTATCTCTGTAGACGTGTCGGAGGGCAGGAACATGGATGCATCATCGTTTTCTGTATTTGATATATCATCAACACCGTATAAGCAAGTAGCAACGTACTGCAATGCAAATATATCACCAATACTATTTCCAACCATAATTTATAATGCTGCACGTTTGTATAATGATGCCTATATATTGGTAGAGATAAATAATAATCCACAAGTTGCTGACATTATTCACCAAGATTTAGAGTACGAAAATCTATTCAAGATAATGACCGGTAATAAGAAACCACAGCAATTATGTGGTGGATTCGGTAGAGGAGTACAGATGGGACTTAAAATGTCTCCCGCTGTCAAGAGGATTGGCTGTTCTAATCTTAAAACTCTAATAGAAGGTAATAAACTAGAAGTATGTGACTTCGAAACTGTTTCTGAATTAACCACGTTTGTAGCTAATAAAACTTCATTTGCCGCAGAATCTGATGCACATGATGACTTAGCGATGACCCTTGTGATATTTGCATGGGTTACTACTCAGAAATATTTTCGTGATATTGTTGCACATGATATAAGGAAACAGATTCAGCTTGAAAGCATGAACCAAGTTGATGATGAATCCCTCCCTGCACCTATCATTGAAGACGGATTCGCTAATGAGTTTGATGTGATAGATGGTGATGTATGGGAGAAAGCTGATAGTGGTGAAGTATATGCTGGATTTTTTCGTGAGTTGATGAGAAATTGATTGGTACTTATAGATCAAGTTTTATATAAATAAGATTATGACATTCCATGTATCAATATAGTAATTTTAATTAAGGGGAAAAAAATGGCAATTCAGTTATCTCCAGGTGTAAGTGTAGCGGAGTATGACTTAACAACAGTCGTACCTGCGGTGTCTTCATCTACTGGCGTATTCGCCGGAAATTTTGTTTGGGGACCAGCGTTACAAGCAATACCAGTATCTGATGAAAACCAATTATCAGTAACATTTGGCGCACCTAACAATAACACAGCAATTTCATTCATGACCGCATCTAGCTTTCTAGCTTATGGTAATGACTTAAGAGTTGTTAGAGCTTTAAGTGCTAATAGTTTAAATGCTGATGCTAACACATCATCACAAAATGTACAAATAGCAAACAAATCAATATACGACTATGAATATTTTCATGGTGGTGCTACAAACTCATTAGGCGCATTCGCTGCACGTTATGCTGGAGCATTGGGCAATTCTATCTCTATTGATGTTTGGGATTCTGCTAATACTACTCTATTCAAAGCTTGGGAATTTGCTGGTAATTTCAGTGGACCAACAACAACATCTTCATACGTTACTAATGTTGGCGGTCATAATGACGAAATACATATTATCGTAACAGATACTCTTGGTCTTATCACTGGCACTAAAGGTGCATTATTAGAAGCATATCCTTACGTATCTAAATCATCGGATGCTATAGATGGTAACGGAGTTTCTACATATTATAGAAATGTACTAGAATCACAATCACAATACATTTATGCAATAGACTCAGTTGATTATGCAAACACAGTAGCAACATGGGGTTCTGTGGCAGCAAATACAACTTTTGCTAGAATATCTTCAACAAGTGGTCATGTAAAAATCCAACTTGCCGGTGGTACTGATGCCGCTGTTTCTGATGGCGATCTAATAAATGCATATGATTTGTTCGAAAATAAAGATCTAATCGACATCTCATTAGTAATCACGGGTAATGCTGATGTTACTGTATTGCAGCATATTACTGATAACATCGTAACTCCTGCTGGAAGTGTTACTGGTCGTTCTGGTGATGCAGTAGCATTCTTCTCACCACCAATCTCTGCAGTTGTTAATCAACACGGTTTTGAAGCTACTAATATCCTGTCGTGGTTAAACGACAATGGAACTGGTTTACAACGATCATCTTCATACGTTGTTGTGGATTCTGGTTGGAAATACATGTACGACAAGTACAACAATGTGTATCGCTGGATCCCATTAAACGGTGATATTGCTGGTTTATGTGCTTTCACAGATGCTATTAGAGATCCTTGGTGGTCACCAGCTGGTTATAATCGCGGCAATATCAAGAATGCTGTTAAGTTAGCATGGAACCCTAATCAAATGAATCGTGACATTTTATACCCACAAGGTGTGAATCCAGTCGTGTCATTCCCAGGTAATGGTATTATTTTATATGGCGACAAAACTCTTCAAGCTAAACCATCAGCATTTGATAAAATTAATGTCAGACGTTTGTTCATCGTATTAGAGAAAGCTATCGCATTAGCAGCTAAATACTCATTGTTTGAATTCAATGACGCCTTTACTCGTGCACAGTTCATTTCTTTAGTAGCACCTTTCTTAAGAGATGTTCAGGGTAGACGCGGTATTACAGACTTCAAAGTTGTTTGTGATACTACAAATAATACCGGTTATGTTATAGACAATAATCAATTTGTTGGTGATATATACATTAAACCAGCTCGATCTATTAACCAAATTAAGTTGAACTTTATAGCGGTTGGAACAGCGGTCAATTTCTCTGAAGTTGTCGGTTCAGTATCATAAGGAGAAATAAAAATGACGTTTAATGTAAATGAATTTCGCTCGAATCTGATTGGTGACGGTGCTCGTCCCAATCTATTTTCGGTAACACTAACATTTCCTAGCTTTGTTACTAATGGTTCCGTTGCTGGACAAAAAACTACATTCATGGCGAAAGGTTCGCAATTACCAGGATCATCAATCGGATCTATACCAATGTATTATTTTGGTCGTGAAATGAAGTTTGCCGGTAATAGAACATTCGCTGACTGGTCGCTACAAATCGTAAACGATGAAGATTTTACCATAAGAGATGCTTTGGAAGCTTGGTCTAATGGTATCAATACTCACGTAAGTAACGTTCGAGCTGCTGGTGGTAGTAGCAGTGCTTCCGCATATACTGTTGATGCACTAGTCACTCAGTATGGCAAACAAGGTGATATATTGAAGACATATAACTTTGTTGGTATGTTCCCAGTTGATATTGCACCAATCGATCTAGATTGGGGTGATAATGACAAGATAGAAGAGTATTCGGTGCAGTTTGCGTACCAATACTGGGAATCAAATACTACATCATAAACATCATAGGAGAGGACTTCGGTCCTCTCCTTTTTATTGAAAGTGTTAGTCGAGATGTATCAGCATCCACTAACTCTATATCTTATAGGAGATACAGCATGATTATATATACTATATACAAAGCAACAAACAAAATCACTGGTAAATGCTATATTGGTTTTGCTAAGGATTATGAAAAAAGAAAAGGTAGGCATAAGATAGAAGCCAATTGTGTTGGTCAACCAGGATATAAAACATATTTTCATAGGTCTATAAGAAAGTATGGGTGGAGCAGCTTTTATTGGTCTATTTTATATCAATCACTAGAACTAAACTATTGTAAAAATATAATGGAAAATTACTTTATTGTTGAGAACAATTCATATATCAAGTCCAAAAATTCTAATGGATATAATATGACGTTGGGTGGAGAGGGTACATTTGGTTATTATCCGACCCACACTAGAGAAAGTATAGAAAAGATAAGAGCATCTTCTATGGGTAAAAATCTTGGAAAAACACATTCTGACGAATCAAAGATATTGATGGGGAAAAACAGAAAGGGAACATCTTCTTGGAACAATGGCATTACAGATTATCACACAGAAAAAACATTACTAAATATAAGTGATGCTGCGAAGATATTAATAGAATGTCCACACTGTAACATTAGTACCAATAGAGGCAATGCTAAAAGATGGCATTTCGACAACTGTAAAATGAAAGGAAATATATAATGTCAACACAAGGTGCGACAAAATTTAGTTTATTTGGGTTCACGTTTTCTCGTGAAAAGCATGAGGAAGACCAAAAGGCACAACCAAGCTTTAGTCCGCCAACCAATGAAGATGGGGCCATTACGATCACATCAAACGCACACATGGGTGTGTATGTTGATATGGATGGTACTGCCAAAAATGAGGTAGAGCTTATTTCTCGTTATCGTGAAATGGCTATGCAACCTGAAATTGAATCAGCACTAGATGATATCGTCAATGAAGCAATTAGTATAGATGACGATGGAAGAATTACAGATATCGTACTGGACGATTTAAAACAGCCAGATAAGATTAAGAAAGCAATTCGGGAAGAATTTGCTACAGTATTAAAACTACTGAACTACAAGAATATGGCACAGGATATCTTTCGTAGATACTATGTTGATGGGAAAATGTACTATCACATTATCATAGACAAAGAAAATCCAACAGAAGGTATTAAAGCATTACGTTATATCGATCCAAGAAAGCTAAGGAAAGTACGAGAAATTAAAAAGAAGAAGGATGATCGTACTGGCGTTGATGTAATGAATGTTATCAATGAGTATTACATATTCAATGATAAAGTTGCTGGTGGCGGTTCATCTAATTTCGGTCCTGCCGGTGTTAGAATTACAACAGATTCTATTATTTCAGTTGTATCTGGACTAATGGATTCTAGACGTTCAGTTGTGTTGTCGTATCTACACAAAGCAATTAAACCTCTAAACCAATTGAGAATGATCGAAGATGCTACGGTAATCTATCGTATTTCTAGAGCACCAGAACGTAGAATTTTCTATATCGATGTGGGTAATCTACCTAAGCTAAAAGCTGAACAGTACCTACGTGACATTATGGCAAAGTACAAGAATAAACTTGTGTATGATGCCGCGACAGGTGAAGTACGAGATGATCGTAAATTCATGTCAATGATGGAAGATTTCTGGTTACCACGTAGAGAAGGTGGTAAAGGTACCGAGATTACTACACTACCAGGTGGACAAAACTTGGGTGAACTTGAAGATGTTAAATACTTCGAGAGAAAACTATACAAAGCATTAAGTGTTCCTGTTTCACGTTTAGAACCAAACCAAGGTTTTGCACTGGGTCGTGTATCAGAAGTAACAAGAGATGAGCTGAAATTCGCTAAGTTTATTGATAGACTTAGAAACAAATTCTCTGACATGTTTAACCAAGCTTTACGTGCACAGTGTGTGTTGAAAGGCATATGCACAGCCGAAGAGTGGGAAGACTTTAAAGAACATATATACTACGATTTCATCAGAGATAATAACTTTGCTGAAATGAAAGATGCTGAATTGATGAAAGAAAGATTGGCGTTATTGAGTCAAGTTGATCCTTATACTGGAACATACTATTCTAAATCTTGGATACTCAGAAAGGTTCTTAGACTTACAGATATTCAGATAGAGGATATGAAAGCAGAAATAGAATCCGAGAAGAAAGAAGGATTTGATGTTCCTGTTGAGGTGTCTAATGCGGTTACACAGCAGCAAATGATGAATCAATTAGATCCACCAATTGAATCGCAGCAACAAGAAGAATATAGTACGTTTGACACTATAAAGCGCATATTATGATCGGGAAAACATACCTGATTTATAAACACACTAGCCCATCCGGAAAGTGCTATATAGGACAAACATGTGATTATGAAAAGAGATGCAAAAATCATAAGAAACAAAATAGTAATTGTGTAGCATTTAGAAATGCGCGTATGAAATATGGGTTGGAAGCTGTATTCAACAAGTTTATAAATAGATTAATAACGGAGAAATAAATGAAAAATTTAATCGATTACGCATACCAAGATAATGGTACAGATTTTAGAAAAGAATTATACAGTGCTATACATGATAAAGTTGCTGCTCACATAGAATCTAAAAAGCAAGAAATTGCTTCTGGTTACATGGGCAAGCAAGAAGAATCTGTTGATGATGAAGTGGGTGCTGAAGAATTCGCATCATGATATCTTTCAAAGAGTTTTCGCAATTAGATGAAGCAAAAGCTAGTTCTATTACAGGAACTCGTAAAATTGCATCATTCAATGGTGATAATGGACATACTGCGGTAGTTCGCCATAGTAAAGAATATAACGAATACCAAGTACACCATTATAAAGATGGTAAACATGTAGGTGATAAATCAATATCATACCACGACACAAAGGCTGATGCTGTGCAGAATGCCAAATTTGAAGTTGGATTGAGCGAATCTGATGAGGGTAAGGTAGATTGTAGTGCGAGTGATGGTACTGGAGAGGGACGCGGTAGTGGTTCGTCTTGTGAAAACTGTAGAGGTTCTGGTCGAGTATATAGACCAGTAGACCAGAAAAACAACCATCTTGGTACTCGAAGAAGAAATGAAATCATTTAAGGAATTTAACCAGTTAGATGAAATAGGGGCGCATTTCAGTAATTTGTCTGAAGTGCCAAAGAAGAAACCTAAGATAGTGAAACCTGATATATGTGAAGCTGCTAAGAACGATTCTATGGATCCACCAGCGATCATTGTTATGAAACGCAAGTCTATTAGACAGTTTCCTAATAACCAAAGAGTTGCTCTATATTTCGCTGATAAGATTAAACAATACGTAACAGTACCTTATACAAGTTCTCAATGGTCGAAGGGACCTGTTGAAGAGTCTCTGGATATAGACGAATAATAGGATAGAAAATGGCAAACAAATATACATATCAAGTATTAACAGATACTAATACACACACCATAATTAAACTTACTGGCTTGTTTGATGGTAGTACAATAGAATCAAACAACACTAGAATACAAGCAAACACACTAAGTTTTGCATTAGATTCTTCCAAAGCAAATTTATTATCCTCTGTAGCAAACACTGGTGCTAATGCATACTATGGTTTGTCTGTAGATAGAGTTTGGTATAATGCTAGTGCGGCTGTTGAATTGTATTGGTCTTCTACAGAAAGTTCAAACACAATATTGAACATATCAACATTTGGTACAGGTTCATATAATGGCGAAGGTAATTGGGCAACAATATCTAATAACGCTAAAGGCCAAGCTGGATGTAAAGGTGATATTGGTGTTAAGTCTTTAGGTGTACCTACAGCAAATACAACATACGACATCATCATATCATTAAGAAAAGATAATGCTGATTATTCTCGTGGTCAAATTGAAGATCCTGCGGCATTCAATTATGGCGAATACGCATTACTACCATAAGGAAATGGCATGAAGCTTATAAAAGAAATAAACGAAACAGTAAACTATCTAACAGAAGACGTTGATGGTAAAAAGTCTCTATTCATTGAAGGACCATTCCTAGTTGCTGGTGTAAAGAACCGTAATGGTCGTTTGTATGAACAACATACAATGAGTAAAGAAGTTGCTCGTTATACAGAAGCATATATAGATAAGAAACGTGCTTTTGGTGAGTTAGGACATCCAGATACACCAAGCATTAATCTAGATCGTGTGTCGCATTTAATTGTAGGACTTCGTGAAGAAGGTAATCAATGGATCGGTAAGGCTAAGATACTGGATACACCTATGGGTAATATCGCAAGGAATCTTATCGAAGGTGGTGCTCAATTAGGAGTATCGTCACGAGGCATGGGGTCTCTAAAGAATGTTAACGGTGTTAATGTTGTACAATCAGATTTTTATCTTGCTACAGCGGCAGATATTGTAGCTGATCCTTCTGCTCCTGGTGCATTTGTACAAGGAATAATGGAAGGCAAGGAATTTTGGTATGACCAATCAAAAGGTACTTGGATAGAAGAAGATGTAGAAAAACTTTATACTAATCTTAGAAAATTTTCTAATAAACAGATAGAGGATGTAGCAATTAAAATTTTTGAGAATTATATTAATGGAATTGGTAAAAGAAAATAAAACAAAAAAAGAAATTTGTGTCATTTTTAATATAGGAATGGGTTCACTAAATAGAATATTGAATGAAAATTCCATACAAAAAACCATAGATTGTTTTTCCAAATTTGGTCAAAAAAAGACATAACAATTCTATAAAATCTTTAACTTATAAATAATATATACAAATCAAGGAGATTAAAAAAAATGTCAAAATTCAATCTATCGGAAGCCGCTCAAGATATCCTGATGTCAAATGTGTCAGGAAACCAACGTGGTCAAGATAAAACAAAGAAATTATCAGGTGATGTCGCATACGGCAACAAAGAAGCTGGTGATATTGGACGGGCACCCACAGAAACTGATTCAAGTCTTCCTGATTATTTAAAGGGAACACCAACAGCCAAGCCACCAGGAGCAACACCACCAGTTGGGTCTGCACCTATGTTAAAATTGAAAGGACAACCAGCGAGTGAAGTAGCTCAAACTGTTGTTCAAGCAGCTGGTACAGATTATGCATCTATTCGTGATCGTAAAGCTGGTGCATTAGCAGCTCAAAAACTTGCTAAGAACCCAGGTGCTACATTCGCGTCTTACGGCGAAGAATTTGATGTTGCTGATGACGTTGCTGCCCTTATGGAAGGTGAAAATCTTTCTGAAGAATTCCAAGCTAAAGCTACACTAATTTTTGAAGCAGCTGTTTCTGCTCGTGTTGATTACATCGTAGAACAAGTTGAAAACGAATTGCTAGAAGAAATGCAAGTAGCAATGGAAAGCATTAAAGAAGAATTAGCCACTAAAATTGACGACTACTTGAACTATATGGTAGAAGAATGGATGACTGAAAACGAAATTGCTATCGAGAAAGGTTTGAAATCAGAAATCACTGAAGATTTTATTGCTGGTCTTAAGAATTTATTTGTTGAACACTATATTGATATCCCTGCTGATAAAGTTGATATTGTTGAAGAATTATCTTTGAAAGTTGAAGAACTTGAAGGATCATTGAATGAGCAAATCATGAAAGGCATCGAACTCAAGAAAGAGTTGAATGAGCAATTAAAGCAAGAAGCTATCCACACAGCGTGTGATGGTTTATCACAAACACAAGTCGAAAAGATGAAAGCACTTGCAGAAGGTGTTGAATTTAATTCTGATGACGAGTTTGCCTCTAAAATAGAAACACTGAAAGAATCTTATTTCACTTCAGCTATCTATTCTGGAGATAACTATGGATTGGATGACGAAGTTATTTTAGTAGAAGAAACTAAAACTTTAAAATCTAATGATCCAATGATGGAACAATACGCAAAATCTATTTCACAAAGTCTTAAAATCTAAAAGGAAAATTAAATGTACTTAACAGAAGAATTACAAAAGAAATGGCAACCAGTTCTGGAACATCCAGAATTAGAAGCAATTAAAGATCCTTACAAAAGAGCTGTTACTGCTTTAGTATTGGAAAACCAACACCAAGCAATGGCACAAGATCGCCAAGCATTAAACGAAACTACTGAAACTGGTCCAACTAACGTTGCTGGTGGTGTTTCTAACTTTGATCCAGTATTGATTTCATTGGTTCGTAGAGCACTTCCTAACTTAATCGCATATGACGTTGCTGGTGTTCAACCAATGACCGGTCCTACTGGTTTAATATTTGCAATGAGAGCACGTTATGACGCTCAAGCAAATACTAACTCAGAAGCATTCTTCAACGAAGCAAATACTGATTTCTCTGGTACTTCTTCTGCTTCTAACCCATACGGTTTCCAAGGTACTGGCGCAACTGACGTTAACAATTTATTCTCTAACGTTACTAGTGGTGCAACTACTACTGGTATTGCTATGCCAACTGCAACTGCTGAACAATTAGGCGTTACTGATGGTTCATTCCACCAAATGGCGTTCTCTATTGAGAAAGTAACTGTTACTGCACAATCTCGTGCATTGAAAGCTGAATACTCTTTAGAATTAGCTCAAGATTTGAAAGCTATTCATGGTTTGGATGCTGAGACTGAATTGTCTAACATTCTTTCTACTGAAATCCTTGCTGAAATCAACCGTGAAGTAATTCGTACTATCTACACAACTGCTGTAGCTGGTGCTCAATACGGTACTACTACTGCTGGTTATTTTGACTTAGATACAGATTCTAATGGCCGTTGGTCAGTTGAACGTTTCAAAGGTCTTATTTTCCAAATCGAACGTGACGCTAACGTAATTGCGAAACAAACTCGTAGAGGAAAAGGTAACGTTATGATCGTTTCTTCTGACGTTGCTTCTGCAATGGCTATGGCTGGTGTATTATCTTATACTCCTGCTTTACAATCAGATTTACAAGTTGATGATACTGGTAATACTTTTGCTGGTATGTTACACGGTCGTATCAAAGTTTATATCGATCCTTATTTTGGTGGTTATACTTCTAACCAAGAATTGGTAACTATCGGTTATAAAGGTACTTCACCTTATGATGCTGGTATTTTCTACTGCCCATACGTGCCTTTACAAATGGTTCGTGCAGTTGACCAATATACTTTCCAACCTAAAATCGGTTTTAAAACTCGTTACGGTATGGTTGCTAACCCATTTGCTCAAGGTTTAACTCAAGGCAATGGTCAATTAGCTGCTCGTAGTAACGTTTACTACCGCATCTTCGGTGTGAAAAATTTAATGTAAGAAATTGTTTAAAAACAATAACTTATATTAGTATTGATGGGTGCTTCGGCACCCATTTTTATGTGTATAAATAAGTGACAACACACGAGGATTATCATGTCAGCACTAGATAGATCACCCAGCAACACAAACTTATTACAACCCACCAAGTACATTCTATCAATTGACAAGATACCAGCAACACAGTATTTCTGTCAATCAGTTAATATTCCTGGCATATCATTGAGCCAACCGACATATAATACTCCAATGGTGGATATTCCTATCATGGGTAATAAGTTATCATATGACTCACTAGATATAAAGTTTCTGGTGGATGAACAATTACAGTCATGGAGTCAGCTATATAATTGGTTCCTTGCAATGGCATCACCAGTTAGCACAGCCGATAGAATAGCTAACACAAACGCATTGAAGAATAATGTTAGCAATAACCTTTCTAACTATTCTGACTTGGCTATTACCGTGTTAAGTGCTTTGAATAATCCAGTAGCAATAATAACTTTCACCAATGCATTTCCGGTGTCATTATCCAGTATTTCACTAGACACTGAATTATCGGCAGACGACACCATTACCGCAGAGGTGTCATTCAAGTACCAAAGCTTTAGTATTAACACCTTATAAATAGCACATGGACGAAGTCCCGTTGCGAAGCAACTCACTAACACTGTGTTAACACCGTGCTAATACTGTATTAACACATGTGCTAATCAGGCTTCGCCCCAATCGCTTCGCTCTTGGTGTGCTGATTCATTAGCAGCTGTATTAGAAGCTGTTCTAGCACTTGTTCTAGTGGTAGAGCATTATAACAAGAGTTCTGATTCCTGTCAAGTATTTTGTAATTTCCAATTGAAAATAGGCATATATAATGAAAAAACTAGATGAAATCCTACAATTATGGGCTGTTGACGCTGAAATGGATATAACTCAGCCTGGCAACGAACTAATCAATATACCAAAACTACACAACAAATACCTGTCAATATTAGTTAAGCACAAGCTTGCATCAAAGAAAGCACAATTTGACTATGTACAAATGAAAAGTGTTAGGGGGTTGTGGCACTTGGGAAAGCTATCCGAAGATGATTTAGCAATACATGGCTGGGACCCGTCACCACTAAAAGTGATAAAATCCGAATTAAGTGGTTATCTAGATGCCGATAAAAACCTAATAAAATTGTTAGAACGAAAAATGTTTCATGACGAGTGTATCTATGCATTAGAATCCATTTTGGGTGAAGTAAAGAACCGCAATTGGGAGTTGAGATCATTTATAGACTGGGAGAAATTCAAAAGTGGAAACTAAACCAGACATCATAATTTCTAAGTACAACGAGGTGTATGCCAAGGTAATTTGTGAACGAGCAATCGCACAAGAACTTGGTGACACACTCACGTTCATGGTTCCTGGGTATCAATACATGCCATCATATCGCAATAAGATATTCGATGGTAAGATTCGTCTATTGAACACACAAACTAGATTGTTGTATTTTGGTCTTATACCATACGTGGAGGAGTTCTGTCAATCACACGAATACACATATGAATATGACGACACCAACGCTGACATGGAAGACTCATTTTCAAACAAATTAGCGACAGAATTCTTTGCTGATTTGAAGCTATGTGCCCACGGAAAACCAATAACTGTCAATGAACATCAGGCGGTAGCTTTTATACACTCAATGCAGAAAAAACGGGCATTGCTATTATCACCGACAAGCAGTGGTAAGAGTCTAATAATATACCTGTTGTTTCGCCAACTGCTGGATTATCAGGATCTAAAAGGACTCATCATAGTACCAACGGTAAACCTTGTGTCGCAATTGTTTTCTGATTTCGAAGATTACTCCAGCGGTAACGGATTTGACGTGGAAAGTAATGTGCATAAAGTTCACCAAGGTCAGCACAAACAATCAGACAAAAAGCTAATAATCTCAACATGGCAATCTGTGTACAAGCAGGATAAATCATATTTCGACCAATTCGACTATGTTATGTGCGATGAAGTGCATCTAGCACAAGCAAATTCCATACGAGACATTATGGAAAAACTATCAAACACAAAATACCGAATAGGGTTGACAGGTACATTATCCGGCATGAAAACCCATAAACTCGTCATCGAAGGATTGTTCGGTACGGTTAAGAAAGTTATCACAACAAAGGAGCTAATTGACAAGAAACAAATAGCTGATCTCAACATTAAGTGTTTGGTACTCAAGCATCCAGATGAAGCTTGTGACTTGCTAAAGTCCTGTACGTATCAGGAAGAAATCGAGTACCTTATCCTAAATGATTTACGTAATAAATTCATAAAAAATCTTGCTGTTAGTATGAAAAGTAACACTCTAGTACTGTTTCAGCTGGTAGACAAACACGGCAAAATACTGTATAATCTTATCAAGAACTCGAAGCAAATAGGTGATAGAAAAGTGTTCTTTGTTCATGGCGGAACATCAACGGATGATAGAGAATCTATACGAAAAATAGTAGAGTCCGAATCTAATGCTATCATTGTAGCATCGTTTGGGGTTTATTCTACAGGAGTTTCTATTAGAAATCTACATAATATAATTTTTGCATCACCCAGCAAAAGTAGAGTAAGGAACCTACAGAGTATTGGGCGAGGATTACGTCAATCAGACGGGAAAGAAATGGCAACACTATATGACATAGCGGATGACATCAGACATAAAAAGCACGTAAATTTCACACTAAAACACTTTGTGGAACGCACAAAAATCTATACAGAAGAAAAATTCAAATTTAAATTATACAAAATAGGACTCAAGTGATGGATGAGATTAAGCTGTTAAGATTAACCTGTGGTATGGATATTGTATGTGAATATCTCAATATCGGCAATACTTGTTTTTTAAAAAACCCAATGACTGTTTTTATGGACTATGAGGGAGAAGAATCAAACCTTATTATTAGACATTGGTCCCCCATTGAACTAATACAGACCAATGAAACCATAATGGATGCTAAGGATATATTGTGTGTTTTCGACCCAACAGAGGAGCTGATAGCATTCTATAATAAAGTTATTGCTGAAGACAATGAACTTGATAGTGTTGATGACATAATAGAAAAGAACACTAAATTACATTAATGTCATAGGGAGCTATATGAAAGTCAAGAAACCAAAGAAAAATTATGTAAATAATGCTGACTTTTTAGATGCGTTAGCGAAACACTCTACTGCGTGTGATCATGCTACGTCATGTGATAGTATACAGCCAAAAATTCCTATTTACATTGCTGAATGCTTCATGAAGATTGCAGAGGGACTATCACACAAGCCAAATTTCATGAACTATACCTATAGGGATGAAATGATCAGCGATGGTATAGAAAACTGCTTGATGTATTATAGAAACTTTAACCCACAAAAAACACAGAATCCGTTTGCGTATTTCACACAAATCATATACTATGCGTTTCTTAGGCGAATACACAAAGAGAAGAAGCACCAATATATTAAGTGTAAATCGGCATCACAGTTTGGCATCTCCGATGAATACGACCTAATGGAATTTGGTGATACTGGTGTACAATTTGAGATATATGATAATCTATCTGCGTTCATAGAGACCTTCGAGGTCATAATGGCAGCGAGAAAGGTTGTCGTGGTAAAACAAAAAGGTTTGGAACAATTTATGCCATAGGAGGTGTTATGAGAGTAGCAATTATAACTGATCAACATTTTGGTAGTAGAAATGATAGCATCACCTTTCTAGATTTCTATGAGAAATTCTATGATAATACGTTCTTTCCAACACTATTAGCTAATAAGATAGACACATTACTAATACTTGGTGATACTTTCGATAGACGCAAGTATGTAAACTTCTTAACTCTAAAGAGAACCAAGGAAATGTTCTTTGATAAGCTACAATCATTGAACATTAAAGTACACATGCTGGCAGGTAATCACGATTGTTTCCATAAGAATAGTAACAACACCAATTCGGTTGACCTGCTATTGAATGAATATCCAAATGTGAATGTGATAGACTCACCACAGACCATTGTTGTTGATGGACAACCCATCTGTATGATCCCTTGGATATGTGCAGATAATTACCAGGATTGTTTGGATGAGATTACCGACACTAAAGCACTGATCTGTATGGGGCACTTTGAGATAGCAGGTTTCTCTATGTACAAAGGAATGGCTGCACATGATGGACTAGACAGAACCATGTTCAGAAAATTCATGAACACGTTTTCGGGCCATTATCATCACAGATCTAGTGCTGATAGTATCTACTACCTCGGCAATCCATACCAATTAACGTGGTCAGATCACGAGGATGTTCGTGGGTTCCACTTGTATGATGTTCAGAATTTTGAACTAGAATTCATACCAAACCCTAATGATATGTTCTTTAAGGTGGTATATGATGACTCTGTTCAGAATTCCGAACAAGTAGATTACTCGTATGTCACTGATAGATATGTTAAGGTGATTGTGTTGAACAAGAATGATCCATACCGATTCGACAAATTCATGGAACATTTGTATAGTGTCAATCCCACTGATGTTACTATCATCGAGGATGTAATTGACTTGACCGAGAACGGTAGTGATGATATAATTACCCAATCAGAAGACACATTAGCCATACTGAACAAGTTCGTTGATTCTGTGCAGGAGGATAATATAGACAACTCTAGGTTGAAAGGTATCCTACATGAAATATATGTTGAAGCATTGAATAGTGAACGTGTATGATAATTTTTAAATTGTTGAGATACAAAAACATATTAAGTACTGGTAATGTGTTTACCGAAATAAAACTGAACTCGTCCAAGAGCACACTGATAATTGGATCTAATGGTGCTGGCAAATGTGTTTGTATAAATACTCCTATAAAGATACAGAATAATATGACTGGTGAAATAATAGAAACCACTATAGGAAAATTTTATGAACAAGAGAAACAGAACAATACAGGAAAAGATTAACGAGTGCTTAGACGACAAAATAAAAAACCTTCATCCTGATTTTAGAAAGGAACTAAATCAATTTCTATTAGATCATCCAGAAACATCTAATAATGTGGTTAAATCTAAACAATTGATATGTTCAGAATATGTATTTCTCGAACAGGGAGCGCACACCATTGGTTACTGGCAATGTCGTGGATGGAGCGATAGTGAAGCTAAATACAAATCAAAAGCTAATTTTCCAATAAAAAAAACACCATCACCATTTTCGATCGAGTTTTGGATATGTAAAATAAATCCTTTAACTGGAGCTTTATATACAGAACCCGAAGCGGATTATAAAAGAAACACACAAAGACCTATACGAAAGGAATATTGGATGGAACGAGGATACTCCGAACAAGAGTCTATAGAATTGGCGGCGACAAAAAAACACAGTAATAACATTAGCGGTAATAAAGCGGCGGCAGATAGAGACATTGAAATGCATAAAGCAAGCTCTAGAAGATGTAAAGAATATTATATATTAAGAGGCTTTACCAAAGAAGAATCAATCAGTATGGTGTCTGACGCACAAAATACATTTTCTTTGGGTATCTGTATAGATAAATATGGCACAGTGAAGGGACAAGAATTGTGGGATGCCAGACAAGATAGCTGGCAAACCACATTAAATGCAAAATCTGACGATGAAAAGGAAGATATATGCAGGAGAAAGGCTCCTACGGTTAACTATAGAACACTATGGGACGAAGAATTAAATATTCCAGGTATCCTTTATTTACTTAAGGTATATAACGATGACGAAGTATTCTATAAGATAGGTATAACCACTAAAACTATAAGAAAGAGATGCCGAGGACATGTAATAGGCGGATACAGTTATGATATTATTAATACGGTCTATGATACTATACATAAATGTTTTTTAATGGAGCAAGATATTATTAAAAATAATATAGGCGACAAATACACACCAAAAGAGAAATTTGAAGGATGGACGGAGTGCTTTATAAATGAACCAATTATCTGACATAACACATCATAAATTTACCAATAGTTTTGGTGTATCTGATTGGAGCATCGAAACTGACACTGGATGGAAACCTATTACTCACATACACCAAACCATAGAATATGTAGAGTGGGAAATAACAACAGAGTCTGGGCTTATGTTGAAGTGTGCAGACACCCATATAATTTTTGATGATCAATATAATGAAATGTATGTTAAAGATTGTATACCAAATATAACTAAGATATTAACAAAGATTGGATCCGAACTAGTAATTTCCGTAGTTGAATTGGGGACAACTTCAAATATGTATGATTTGTCTATAGACTCAAAACACCACAGATTTTATACCGGCGATATTTTGTCACATAACTCGACCATGCTTGATGCGTTGTGTTTTGTGTTGTTCGGTAAACCATTCCGAAAGATCAATAAGGGGAATCTACTAAACAGTATCAATACATCTGATGGTGTGGTTGAGGTAGAATTCACCATAGGAACTAAAGAATATAAGGTAATACGTGGAATAAAACCTAATGTATTCGAAATATATTGTGGTAGCGTATTGATAAATCAAGATGCCAAGGCTAAGGATTATCAGGACTACCTTGAGAAAGTTATTCTGAAACTGAACTTCAAATCATTCACACAAGTGGTTATACTAGGTTCTGCGTCGTTCGTCCCATTCATGCAACTTTCTGCGGGTGATAGACGAGCTATCATTGAAGATTTGTTGGACATTCAGATATTCTCGTCAATGAATTCTCTGGTCAAGGAAAAGCTGTCTACTATTAAAGACGATTCATCCAACAACAAGTATGAATTGAATATTACCGCAGAAAAGATAAAACTACAGAAGAAGAATATAGATGAACATAAAAAGCATAATGATGAAGAAGTTGCTAGAAAGCTGGGAGAAATTGAAACTTCTCAATTACAGAATGAACGTCTACTTGCTGATGGTGTATTAATACAAAAACATATAGAATCTCTACAGAAAAAAATAGATGATAAACTTTCTGTAGAAACAAAGTCTAGGAAGATGATTCAAATGGAGGCTAAATTAGCGTATAGCATTAGCTCTATAAACAAAGATATCGCGTTTTATCACCAGAATGATGACTGTCCAACATGCAGACAAGTACTAGATGTTGGATTTAAAACTGCTCAAGTTGCAGAAAAGACAACTAAACGAGACCAAATAAACAAAGGTGTTGATGAGATATCTACCGAAATAAAACGATTGAACACCAGACTAACTGAGATACAAGGAATTAATAAACAGATAACACAGCATAACAACGAGATAGTTGGCAACAACTCAACGATATCAGCAATGAATCAGTACATCTCTAAGATAAACAGAGAGATAGACTTGCTATCAGTGCGTAAAGATACGATTGAAAACGATAATGGTGCGCTTATTGCAATGGTAGAGCACCTACAAACAATCATGGCTGAACAAGAAAGACTCTCTAATGAAAAGCAATACTATGAATATGCATCTAATCTACTAAAAGATACCGGCATCAAAACTAGAATAGTAAAGCAATATCTACCAGTAATGAACAAGCTAATCAACAAGTACCTATCTGCAATGGATTTCTTCGTCAACTTCAATATAGACGAAAACTTTGATGAGACTATTAAATCTAGACATAGAGACGATTTCAAGTATACTAACTTCTCTGAAGGTGAGAAAACTAAGATAGACCTAAGCTTATTGCTAACATGGCGACAAGTTGCTAAGATGAAGAACTCAACCAATACAAACATATTGATAATGGATGAGATACTAGACTCTTCTATGGATGATGCATCTATAGATAATCTATTTAAAATATTCGAAGAATTTGATGACGACACAAACTTATTCGTGATTAGTCATCGCGGCGATCATTTATTTGATCGATTTAGGTCAGTAATAAAATTTGAAAAGAGTGGGAATTTCTCACGAATCGCTAAACTATAGGAGTATATTATGAGTGATGTAATAACGTTCAATACAGAAGAGCAGTCAAAACCTATAGCACAACCAAAACCACAAACGTTTAGTTTACGTTATGGAGGTCATGTTGAACAAACACCAGAATTTGATTTCGGGATGATTGGTAAATATGCTAATGAATTTGCATCAACATTGGTAGAGACATGTAAAGCACATAATGGGTTATCACTATCAGGCCCCCAATGCGGATACCCTCATAGAGTATTCGTGATGGGGGTCGATGATGAATATGTCGCATTCTTCAATCCTAAGATTGTAACTGTGTCAGAAACTACTATAAAACTACCGGAGAATTCACTAACAGTACCGTTCCTAGAGCTGAAACTGAAGAGACCTATATCAGTAGAAGTAGAGTATCAAGACTTTAATGGCGAGAAACACCAGAGTTTCTTTGGTGGATTATCTGCCAGAATTGTCCAACAACAGGTGAATAATCTGGATGGGATAGCATTCTACACACTAGCCAAACCATTAGCACTAGAAATGGCAATGAAGAAACAAAGAAAAGTTATGAAACGTTGTGGGATCAAACTGTAACTTGACAGACCTTATAGGATCATGTATAATTATAACTTAATAAATGTTAAGACATAAACATCACATAATACCAAAACACATGGGCTGGTCTGACGACTCATCAAATATTGTACACCTAACGGTAGAAGAACATGCTGAGGCACACAAAAAATTATATGATGAATTTGGGAGATGGCAAGATCTTGTTGCGTGGAAAGGGTTGTCTGGTAGAATTGGTAAAGAAGATATTATTAGACTGACAATAATAGAATCCAATAAAACTAGATCTGGGGAATTTGCTGGTGACAAAAATCCATCAAAAAGACCAGAGGTTAGGGATAAAATAAGTAAAGCTCTTCGAGGAAGAGTCAGCCCAACAAAAGGTATGGTATATACAGAAGAAACGAAGAAGAAACAAAGTGAATCTGGTAAAGACTGGTGGGAAACTCATCCAATAGAAGCAGAACATCGCAGAAAGAAACTAATCGAAAACAATATAAAAAGGAAGAAAAATGGAAATATCAATTAGTAAAGAAGAACTACAAAAGAAATCGTTATTCGTCTGCACACCAATGTACGGAGGACTTAATCACGGTCTATACATGAAGTCCTGTTTAGATTTACAAGGTTTGTGCTCACAATATGGTATAGAAATTAAATTTTCATTCCTATTCAACGAATCATTAATCACTCGCGCTAGAAACTATCTGGTCGATGAGTTTATACACAGATCAGATTGTACTCATCTATTGTTCTTGGACGCTGATATCCACTTCGATCCTAAAGATGTTATTACATTATTGGCCCTTGATAAAGATGTGATTGGTGCACCATACCCAAAGAAAGCTATCAAATGGAAATCTGTTAAGACTGCGCTAACAAAGAATCCTGATATTGATGCTGGTCAACTAGAAAATGTTGTTGGTGATTATGTGTTCAATCCAGTAAAAGGGACTGCACAATTCAATGTCACCGAACCATTAGAAGTATTAGAGATTGGTACTGGATTTATGTTGATCAAACGTGAAGTATTTCCTAAATGGGAAGCGGCATATCCTGAATACAAATACAAACCAGATCATGTTGGTCAAGCTAATTTTGATGGGACACGATATATCCATGCTTATTTCGACACTGTGATTGATCCAGAATCAGAAAGATATTTATCGGAAGATTATATGTTCTGTCAATACTGGAGAAAAGCTGGTGGTGAAATTTGGTTATGTCCTTGGATGCGTACTAGCCATATCGGTACATATCATTTCAAAGGTGATATGCCAGCAGTAGCGAACTTTGTTGGAGAATTATAATATGGCAGGTAATGGTCAAGGCGCCGGTACTGGTTTCGATTTTACTGGTGATCCAACTGTAGATCACATTATACAATGTAATAGTTCGGAAAATGGTAGAAAGTTCGACCAAAACAAATTGGAATATGGTTTAGTACCACCAATTGGGTTCAAAGCTGTAGTTGAGATTCTAACTATTGGTGCCCAGAAATATGATAGGGATAACTGGAAACACGTCCCCGATGGTAAACGTAGATATTTTGATGCCGCAATGAGACACTTGTGGGATTGGAAAAGTGGAGAAAGATTCGATGAAGAAACATCTAAGAACCATCTAGCACACGCTATTTGCAATTTAATGTTCTTATTAGAGAAAGATTTGTTGACAGAATAGAAATACGTGATACAATATATTTTTACATTATGGAGTTACACATGAAATTATCGAATCAAACATTAGCAATACTAAAGAACTTTAGCACCATCAACAAAGGAATCCAGTTCAAAGCTGGTAGTAAATTAGCAACAATCTCATCAGGCAAATCTGTATTAGCTAATGCTGTACTAGCTGATGAATTCCCAACAGACTTCTGTGTATATGATCTAACACAATTCTTGTCTGTGTATTCTTTATTCAAAGAGACCGTTGAACTAGAATTTGATGGTATCAATGTTATCTTTAATTCTGGTAGATCAAAGATCAAATACCGAGTTACTGAACCAGAAATGATCTTATTACCACCTGAAAAGGAAATCGTATTACCGTCTGTTGATTGTTCATTCACATTGACAGCCGCCGATTATGATTGGATAATGAAGACGTGTTCTGTATTATCATCACCACATATTGGTATCAAATCTGATGGTGAGAAAATTGAGATCATTACATTTGATGCTAACAATGATTCAGCACATACAAACTTCATTCAGGTTGGTGAAGCTAGTGGTGATTCATATACAGTAGTATTCAAGGTAGAGAACATCAAAATGATTCCAGGATCATATGATGTTAATATTTCATTCAAAGGTATTGGTCACTTCAAAAATACAACTGAAGAAGTTCAGTATTGGATTGCATTCGAATCAAAGGAATCAAAGGTATAATTATGGCACATATTAACACATTATTTGGTACATTCAACGATGAAGAACTTCAAGCACTAAAAGGTGCAATTGATGAAATGATCGTTGTTATGGAACGACAAGAAGCACAAAGACTAGCAATGAAGGACATCCTTGATGCTACATTTGATACATTGAAAATCCCAAAGAAGATTCTTCGTAAACTGGCAAAGGTTCAGTACAAACAATCATTCCAAGAAGAAGTGGCTGAACAAGGTGAATTCGAATCGTTATTCGAAGGTATCACCAATATGATCTAAACCCCTATCAAAACCCACTGACTAACCTTGGTGGGTTCAATATATTATGGAACCAATATGAATGAAATACTCTGGTGTGAAAAGTATCGTCCAAAGACTGTTGATGAGTGTGTTCTTCCTGATGATATAAAGGCAACATTTCAGGAATACGTGAACAACAAACAGATACCAAATCTGTTATTATCTGGTACTGCCGGTGTTGGTAAGACTACAATAGCCAAGGCATTATGTGAAGAAGTAGGGTGTGATTACATTGTGATCAACGGGTCAGATGAATCTGGTATCGATACATTCCGTACAAAGATTAAAAACTATGCGTCATCTGTGTCACTAATGGGTGGCAGAAAAGTCATTATTATTGATGAAGCTGATTATCTAAACGCTAACTCAACACAACCAGCACTTCGTGGCGCAATTGAAGAGTTCTCTTCGAACTGTTCGTTTATATTTACTTGTAATTACAAGAACCGTATCATAGAACCTATCCATTCCAGATGTGCTGTTATTGATTTCAAACTTAGTAACAAAGCAAAGATGGCAGCACAATTCTTCAAACGTGTTGTGTATATACTTACATGTGAAGGTATCCATTATAACAAAGAAGTTGTGGCTGCGGTAATACACAAACACTTTCCAGATAACCGCAGAATATTGAATGAACTACAACGATACGCCGCTTCTGGTAGTATAGATGCTGGTATATTAGCTAATATTGCTGAACTACAGATCAATGAGTTGATTGTAGCACTAAAGGGTAAAGATTTTGGTTCGTGTAGGAAATGGGTTACACAAAACACAGATGAGGCTGCACTGATATTCAGATCTTTGTATGATAACTTATATAATGTGTTAACACCATCTTCTGTACCACAACTAGTTCTTATACTAGCTAGATATCAATATCAGTCAGCATTCGTTAATGATCTGGAGATTAATATTACAGCATGTTTGACTGAAATAATGATAGATTGTGAGTTTAATTAATGGACTTGTTCAAGGATATTGTACACTCAATATTAGTATCAAAGACATGTGTTATTAATGATGCAATTGATCGTGAAGAATATATACCATTCATAGTAAATCGTGCATTAAGTTACCATATGGATTGTATATTATACGCTAATGAGATCAACAAGCATCATAGCACAGATAAAGATATGCAGTACCAATACCTATTAAACACAGTCAGACCACTAAAACGTAAGTTTCAACCTTGGCAGAAGAACGCGCCGATAAATGATTTGGTGTGTGTTAAGAAGTATTTCGGGTACTCAACCAATAAAGCTAAACAGGCATTGTTGATATTGACCGAAGATGATCTAGAAACCATAAGATTCAAAACTTCGGAGGGTGGTAGTTCCAATGAATTATAAATAGCTATATAATTTATAATTCATGGAAAAGGAACGTGTATGGAGCCAACAGATATATTTTTGGGGTGTGGTATTGAAGTGCTACTTAAAGAAAGTGATGATTTTCTAAAGATAAGAGAGTCACTGACTAGGATAGGATTTGCGTCTAGATTAGATAAAATTTTGTATCAATCTTGTCACATACTACACAAACAAGGACGATACTCCATAATACACTTTAAGGAGCTGTTTAAGTTAGATGGTAAACCTACAGACATATCTGAAAATGATTTGTCTCGTAGGAATGCTATTGCTATATTATTAAGTGACTGGGGATTATTGACACTATCACATCCAGATGATACATTAGACCCACCACCAATACACATATCACAAATTAAGATAATTAAGCACAAAGAAAAGGATGAATGGGAACTAGTTCCTAAGTATTCTATAGGTACCCGTGCTAAAACCCATGAAGATATTTAATACATTATAAATACACTTACATGCCTGGCAATGTGTCAGTTTTTCTTAATAGGGGAAGTAAAGATATGAGTTATTGGGGATACCACTTGATGTTAGATGTGAAAGGTTGTGATCGCGAGAAGATCACAGACGCTGAATACCTCAGCAAATTCACAAAGGATTTAGTAGAACGTATAGACATGACAGCATACGGTGAACCACAAGTGGTGCACTTTGGTACTGGTGATAATATAGCAGGATACTCCGTACTACAATTAATAGAAACATCTAATATCGCTGGTCACTTTGTTGATTCATCGGGCGATATGTATCTAGACGTGTTTAGCTGCAAATGGTATGATAAGGAGATCGTAATCAAAGCAATTAATGACTACTTTCAACCAGAAAGCGTTAAACACCAGTATTTTGAACGACAGGCATGAGGTATAAAGCACATATATACAAATGAAATGGAACACAACTTTAACATTAATATAGGAATCTAAAATGGAAAAAGTAGTATACGATGCACCAGAAGAAGCGGTAGTTGCAGAAGCACAGCCAGACGTAGAATTAACATTCGTGCTAAAACTATCACAAGCAAATATCATTCTAGCAGCACTCGATGAAATCCCACACAAAATGAGTCGTGGAATCATTGATTCTTTACAACAACAAGCAATGCCTCAGTTACATCCACCACAAGAATAAAACAACACAACGGGTGTTCAGAACTCAGCCACTACCACATAGTGGCTTTTTTGTGCCTAAAATTTGACATAATCAATGTGTTATGATACAATATCCAATTCATTCAAAACAGAGAGT